AATTTAGCCGATTTTGTAGGTTCCAAATGGTTTAATTTCGCTGGTAATCAGCCTGATGCTTTTCCAATGGATATTATAGAACGCCCCGATGAATATGAAATACGGGTTGTTGTTCCCGGAGCCAACAAAGAAGGCATTGCTGTAGAGGTAGAAGGAGATGTTCTACATATTAATGTAATAGGTAATAATAATAATTCTGAAGATACAAAATATATTTATAAAGGACTACAACCCTTTACCTATAAAAGACAGATAAGTAGTTTAGCTAAGTACAATATAGTAATAGATAACATTAAGTCCACTTATAAGAGTGGTATTCTTAGTATTATTATGCCACGGGCAGAAGAAGCCCGACCAAAATCTATATCTGTACAAGTGGAATGAGTAAATCTTTAGAAGATTATATTTCATTTCTGCCCAAAGAGGGGCAGTACGCTATTGATACTGCAAGGGAGGAGTCTCAAGAACCTCTTTCCGTACTGTCAGCTATCCATTGGGTAGCCCATCATGAAGGAGTTGAGGCTACTCTAGGACAACTCTTAATACATGAAGTAAACACTATTTTAAAACGTCTTGGAAATAGTAATAATTCAACACTAACTGCAAAATCAGCAGCAGCTTTAAGCCTAACTCCCGATAAATGTTTGGATATATGTTTCGGTGATTGGGAAGATTATGGTGAAATTCAAAAAGCTACTCAGACTTTAGAACGATTTCTTGGTAGAAAGGTATATCTGCGACCTAATCCTGAAAAATGGCCCGTTAAGAAATCCCTTGTTACTCGTCTACATGAAGATTCAAAATATAGGCGAAGCCACATTAAAAAGGGATAACATGCTTATTGATAATGATTTAGTGGCTCAATGGGAGCCGAAGATTCAAAAAATGTCCTCGTCATCATTTGTTATTGGCATGGATAGAGAAGATATTGCACAAGAATTACGAATTGCTTTAGTTAAATCAGCCCGTAAATTTGATGAAACTCGTGGAGCCTCATTCCACACCTATTTACATACAGCTATGGTTAATACAATTAGAACACTTATATCACAGGCACAACGCCATTTAGATACAACTAGCCTTGATAAAACATTTACTGATTCAGAAATGTTACCTATTGAAATAGTTGAAGCTTTATCGGATACTACGGACTTTGATTCGGATTTATTCGCTGAAGACTTAATTGGGTCGTATAACGTAACAGATAAAGAACGTCTATTTGTATTACTACGAGTTGAGGGATTAACTATGGGAGAAATTACCGAAGATTTAGGTGAGTCTGCATATAAAATTCGACAATCTCTTAGGGATAAGCTAGAAGATGCAATTGCCCTCCAAGAACCCACAAGAGTATAACGCTAAAGATATATTTAATATTTTTAGTACCTTATATTACGATAAATTTGGATACGACTACGTAGTAGCCCGATTTATTGGTCATGAAATGCATCTTATTAAAGAAGCTTTAATTGAACATGGGGGTTATAAAATCGCCTGTGCTATTTATAATGGAGTTAGGGCTAATGACCGCTCCGTTAATGTCCCATATATTATGGCAGGATTAAGATACTATATTCCTACAACTAGTGCTAAAGTATATTGGTTCATTCATATGGATGGAACAATAGATATGAAGAGGAAATGGAAACGAGGGGAAATTTTAGGAGCTACATGGTTACCTTCCGCTACACAACATATCCAATTAAAAGAAATATCCGATGAACTGAGGATTTGGGCTAATGCCAAAGAAAAAACATATGCTGGGACGGTTGAAAAAAAGCCGAGAAAGAACAAATCTGTTCAATAAGAATGAATTATTGGAGTCAGAAGATGGATATAAACTTATACGAATGACTCCAGCTTCTGGTGAATTAAAATTAGTAGGTACGTTCCATACTTATGAGGAAGCGGTTTCAACTATTGACTTATTAAAGAATGATGGCTTATACTATTACGTATATGGAAATAGTAATAGAATTTTATATGCGAGTGAGGGGCAATGAGTAGTTACGAATACATAGAATCAGCATTAGTTTTTGGTATAAATGATACTACGTCATTACGAAAATTTAAATATACAGCAAATGATTTTGCAAAGCATGGGGATGCGTATAAATTTATTTTAGATTACTATGATACTCATGGAGAATTTCCCAATGATGGAGTATTACAAGATAGTTTCCCTACATTAGATTATGAAGCTAGGGCTACTAACTTTGAATTTGCTTTAGATACATTTAAATCACAAGTACTTCAGCGTAAAATTATCAAAACTATACAGGGACAAAAAACTTTAGTTGAAGATAATCCGCATAAAGCATTAACTAATATTATGTCTGGATTAGCTGAAGTAGAGATAGAGGAAGATGATTCTATTATGTATTACGATGGTGGTACATTAGATCGTTTTGAGGAATATACTTCTAGAGTTAAGAAACGACAATTAGGTGACGGTATGATAGGCATACCCACTAGTTTTAAAACACTTAATTCAACAGGTGTAGGATGGCAAGCAGGAGAATTGGTTTCAGTCTTTGCTAGACCTACGATTGGAAAGACATGGATGTGTGTAGATGCCGCTGTTACAGCAGTAATGGAGGGGTTTAAAACATTATTGATTTCTACGGAAATGTCTGCTAGGGCTATAAATCTTAGGACAGATGTAATTATGGCACATAAAATGGGGTATAAATTATCTCATAGTGCTTTACGTAGAGGGGAAGAGATAGAACAAGATACGTATAAGAAATTTTTAAAAGAATCGAATAATAGACGATTATTAGTATGTGATCATATTGAAGGACAGTCAGGTATATCCTTAGAAAGTATTGCGGGATTAATACGTAAACACACCCCTGATTTTGTTGTAGTTGATGGGGTGTACTTAATATCAACAGCTAATTCTAAATCTGCTATGTGGGAGCAATCACATGCACTTTTTTACGGTCTTAAAAATTTATGCACAGCTATGGATACTTGTATCTTTGTATCTACACAGGCTAATCGTGATGCTGCAAACATGTTTTCGCCCCCTAGGGCGGATCAAGTAGCATTTGGGGACGCTCTTATTAGAGCATCTGATGTTGTATTAGCTATGTGTGCTATGGAAGACGATAAAAATAAACGATTAGTACAATTTCAAAAATATCGAGATGATGATGTGGGAATTGACTTGGCTGTAGTACAATGGAATATAAACAATGGCGAAATATATGAAGATCAAGATTATGATTGGGGCGACTTTTAAAAGGAGGATAAGATGAGTTTGCTAGATTTGTTTAAGACAAGTGAACCTAACCCAGATCAACTAGTTGTTAAAACAGCTAAGAGTAAGGGAATAGGTAAGCCTAGTGTTCGCATAACAGCAGGTGACATCATGCGAGGTAATTGCATTGATGAGAACGGTTATGTAAATGAAGTAGTTCTTTTCTTACGTAAGAATAAAACGGACAGATAGTGGATTGGGCATCTCTATTATTGGAACACGGAATTGATGTTCCTGTAGAGAGAACACAGTTTAATATCCCTTGTCCCTTCCATCAAGACACCATTGCTTCATGTTCTATTAATACAGAACAAGGAGTTTGGATTTGTTTTGCAGGATGTGGGCAAGGGAAACTATCTCATTTCTTTTATATGTTAACTGGTAAACCTCTAGAAGAAAAAGAGGTTATGTTATCAGCTTTAAATTTTTCTCTATTTGATGATCTAGAGAAAGAGATGGACGATAATCCAGTTATTCCCCCTGACTCATTAACCAATGTTCCTAATAACCATTGGATTTATCGAAGAGGGTTTTCACCTACTATACTGAAACGATGGGATTGTTCTATTAACCAATATGGAGACTTTGTAATACCTGTTGTTGATAAACAAGAAAATCCTTTAGGATGGATTACTCGTAGACAACAAGCTATTCCAAAATATTTATATTCTAAAGGGTTTAAAAAGTCTCATGCCTTATTTGGTATTCATCTAATACCCAAACAAATTGATCGTTTATACATAACAGAAGGAGCCTTAGATACAATTTGGTTAGATTCTCATGGTTATCCTAGTGTAGCTTTATTAGGAGCCATACTATCACCCACTCAAAATCAATTAATCAGTACTTTACATCCTTCCGAAGTTGTGCTATGTTTAGATAACGATCAAGCAGGTCAACGAGGAATCGAAAAAGCGTTACTTGACATGAAAGATAAATTTTTAGTATCATATATTAAGATTCCAAAAGATTCTAAAGATGTACAAGATATACGAAACGCAAATAAATTACATAAAATATTAGCAAATAAAACATATTGGTAAAATACCGAGGAGAAATATTCAATGAGTGGTATCTCTAGAATACAACAACTTAGACAGGAAAATAAGTATCCTGTAAATAATGGCCCTGCCAACAGAGAAATCTGGTTTAAGGATGGTGACCAAGCTTTTCTTACATCAGTCGCAACTGGCAAAGACGATGACACTTTACTAGACGAGGTATACCTTTACGTATACAGAGTAGGGAACCGTTGGGTGTCTGTATTAAAAGACGAGTCTATTGACATAACAGAAGTTCCATCTGACACACGCCCTTCCCATAAATTCGCATTTTGGGCATACGTACACGAAGTCATACATCCTGAAAAGCGTGTAGATACATGGGAAGAAATAGAAGGGCCGGGGGGACGAAAAATGTTTAAGGAAACAATTAATGATTTCCGCATTATTCCTTTAGGTTTTGGTAGAAGTGATTATATTTGGAACCAGTTAGTAGATGTCTATAGTGATTGGGGTCAATTAAATAAAGGGGTTATCCGTATTAAAAGAACTGGATCAGGAGCATACGATACATCTTATGCCGTTGCTGCCACACCACGAGATGCAGAAATTCCCGAAGATAAACTAACCGAAGTTTCCGATCTCCCTACTATTAAGGAATACTACTTAGAAAGATATAGTAGTGTACCTACAACAGAGTCAACTGGATTTAACAAACCTAGTTCCGAATCTAAAGCTAACGATTTATTTTAATGTCAATTGTTACAACCGCAGAGGATTTTTCTGCTGTTTGTGAACATCTAAAACAATTTGAAACTTTAGTCGTAGACGTTGAAACCAATGGTTTAGACGCTTTCGGTATAAATCAATTATGCGGGGTTGGTGTAGCTACTAGCCCCGATGATTCCTACTATTTTCCTTTTAGACATCAAACAGGCGAAAATTTACCTCTAGTTTTTCATAAGTCATTAATAGATTTATTATCAAACTGTTCAACACTTATTGGGTATAACTTAAAGTTTGACCTACATTTCTTAGTAAGTGACGGTTTAGTAATATCAGATCAAAATTTAATTGACGTTATCGTAATGGTTCGTATGACCGAACCCGCTGACGTTAAAAATTTAGGATTAACGGCTACTCTTATTCGTAGCTATGGAGCGGAATGGGGAACATACGATATAGAGACAAAAAAACTTCTAAGTAAAAATAAATGGCGTAAAGATTTTTCTTTAGCACCTCCTGAAATTCTTGGCCCTTATTGTAAGAAAGATGTTGAAATGACCTATAAACTTTATGAGGATAGATTAAAACAGTTAAAGAAATCTAAACAACTCCCCTTATTACAACAACAATGTGCGTTAACAACTGTTCTATATAAAATGGAACGTAGAGGAATTACTGTTGATACACAATATGCTAAGAAAATTAATGATCGTCTAACTGAGCGATTAGAAGAGATTACAAAAGAGATTCATGAATTGGCAGAAGAGGAATTTAATATAAGTAGTCCACGACAAATTGGTGTAGCTTTTGCTGCATTAGGAATTAAATCACCTACTAAAACCCCGAAAGGGGCAGATTCATGGGGTGAAGAAGCGTTAGTACAAATTGATCACCCAATGGCAGGACTAATTAGACAATATAGAACATTATTAAAATTACAGTCTACTTATATTGAACCTTACTTAGAGATTTATGAAGATGTTATGCATACATCTTTTTGTAATTGGGGAGCCTCCACAGGAAGATTATCAAGTAGAGAACCTAATTTACAGAATATACCACGTAATCACTTTAAATTAAATTATGGTGATTTAACTGAAAATGAATTAATCGAAACAAAAAGTCGCATCGCTGCAACAATGGCTTCTAAGGGACAAAATTCGGATAATATTGAATTATCTAAAGAAGTATTACAAACATGGGGCTTTATGGGGGATGAATCATTTGACGAAGCTTCAGGAACACAGATTGCAATGCGAAGATTATTCATTCCACGAGAAGGTTATACTCTAATTGGATTTGACT